CGCATTCTTCCGTATCTTCTGGTCTATCTTCTTGTCTTTTGGCGAGAAGATGTCTGATGAATTGACAATAGGCTCGTCCCATCTGCGCCTGCCCCACTCTTTAAGACAATTTATCCCGCAAGTGCGGATTGCGTCCCAGCCACTACTACTACTACTACTACTACGGTCGAAGGTTATCTTATTGGTCTTCAATATATCACCATTTTTTGAGTGTATATTGATAGCCAGGTCTATAAGCCCTATTGCTGAGTCAAACTGCCAGATAGCCTTAAGTAGGTGTACCCACTCCAAATTGCTTTGGTGAAATGGTATAAGACCGCTTTCTATATAACAATCAAATACGCCACTTTCATCATAATGCTTACGAGAGTTCTTGTAGTATCGGAGTAACTTATTGCCCTGCCTCAGATATAAACTTGGGCTTTCTTTCTTCGTCGACACCCAACGGAATATACAGTCTGACGGTATTCGCCAGATAGACCAGATACCACCGTGTAAGATGTCATATACCCATATCTCGTTGTTCTTCTCTTGACCATATGCCACCGTCCAATATAAAGCTTCATCGTAATACGCTGCGTAGCACCTAGACAAGTTAGAGTGCGACAAGTTAAGCACGCGGTCGCGGATAGCTGAGCTGATAATATCCGTCGACTGAATACCAGAGATGTTCGGCTTCACACCTGTAGACTTGAACCCGTCCATTGACAGGTAGTACACGTTGTTATTCTCATGAATAACAGAGAATGGAGCGTCTGTCCCGTCGTTACCCTCACGTTTCTTGAATTGGTATGTACCCTCGCTGAATGTCTGTCCGTTGACTGTCGTGGTATTGGTTGTAGCGTAAACGTCCCAGATACCGCCTTGTCCTGCCATAGTACGAGTCAATAAGTTGATACAGGTAGTACCAGAGTTATCTCGTCCTAACGCCACCGCCATAGGTGTTTCAGTACCGTTATCGCCAACCTGGTAGCTGTCTGAGCCGTTAGCAGAACCGAAGTACAATTCATTGCCAACATCACCACCCCAGTAGACGATACCTTTCTTGTCAATCGCCCACAGTCTTCCTGCGATGTTCGTAACAAACCACGCCACAATACCTTCTGTCGTGTTTTCCACAGGGGCGGATTTAAGTAGTGTTGTGGAGCCTGTATCCTGGTGTTGCTTCTGTGTTGTTGGCAGGTTTTCAGCAATCTTGAAGTACTCGTCGTCAGATGGTGCACCTGTACCGACTGAAACAACCGCCACATAAACGTTCCAGCTGGTTGCATTTTCATCGATAGTAAGCCCGTCAATCTTGATAGTAGCGGACTTCTTACCGTCCCAGGTGTCGCGAAGAGTAGATGAAGATATCTTACCCGCTGGCGACATCTTCGTCGAGCCACCGACACCATTGAATGCTACTCGATAGTAGTAATCGAACGCATTTGTACCACTGGCGTTATTCGCCGTTACTTCTGGAGCTTTTGTCGGGTCTGCGACTTTAGAGAACCGCTTTAGAGTATTGTCTTTGATGTTGTAGCAGGTAAACTTGTCCACGCCGTTACCAATTATCACGTTCTCATTGCTCTGGGCAAATGACGCCACATCTGTTTTTGTGAACGTCATATCGAACTTCTGCCACTCTGAATTGTCAGGTTTCAATACATACAAGTTTGTATTCGTGCCGTCAGTGAACAGATTTAGCAAACCCTCTGTTCCGTCAGCTCTCTTAAATGGGAAGTCGCAACCGACTGGTGTAAGCCCCTCTGGCAAATCTGGAACGCCAGAGTGCAAAAACCCTCCACGTGGACGGACAACGCCGTCATAGTCATAAAAAGCGTTATACGCAGTTTTCAGGGCGTCTTCTTGTAAACGGCTCTTAGAGAAGTAAGATATCTGCCCTCGCTTCCAGCTCCTAAGGTCTTTTATCTGAATTGCGTTAGAGTTTTTGTCAGCCATATCACATATCCTTGAATGCTATTCTTTTAGGTTCCCTCGGGATAGCACTTTTAATTATTAGTGTTTGTGTTCGTTTGTTACTCTTACGCATTTCTTTCATAAAGATATCTGCTTGTTTGTAATATCTGTCTGCGTTACGAGCAATAAATGGTACTGGGCTTGCGTCGCACAAAGTAGCAGACATTGTTGCTACCAGCCACGGCACGCTATCGATATCCACCTCTTCGGAGCCTGAAGTGTAAACTTTCGGGTCGTGATAAACAGGTAAAGACATCTCGCAACCTACCAGCTTTTCAGGAATATTCTTAAGTCGTATTTTATCACCAGCCAATGTACAGACACCGTTTCCCTCTGACACATTGAACTTCGCGTTGTCAATCAGCTTGTACTCTGCAACCGTCTTGCCTTGGTCGTCAATAAACCTCACACAGTCATATGGAGTGTCTGAAATGGTCAACTTATTTATGTCTGGTATAGTGTATGCTAATTTATCCTGCTCTATCTTTTCTGGCAGTCTATAATCTATATCAAAGTACCTTTGCCACTTTATGTATGGCATATGAGCAAGTGCTTCCATAGATTGGTTTAGCACATTCAAGTAAGTGTTGAAGTCGTCGCTTCCCTCTATAACCTGCTCATATTCACCGTTGACTTTTGTGTATGCTTTTTCGATTATTTGTTTTACCGTTGCCATTTTTGTTTACCTCAATTTGTTTTTTACTTCTGTTAGGATTTCCACGATATCGGCACTCAGGTCTAGTTGGTAGTCGTTAGTTCTTTTATTCTTCCTAGCCTCCTCCCTGACACCTACTGTTGATGAATATTTCGCTATGTATTTATCAAGCACCCTATTTATCTTGTCTGCTTCAGTAATGTTCTTTGGTACTTCTTTCTCTCGACCAGTCTTGAACGTATCTCTATACGCCCCCCTCTGTAAAACCTCGCTGGAGTTATACATACTCTACCTCCTCTGGCTGTGGATATACTGGTTGTGGTGTTACGTCAGCTTCAGTCAATTGAATACCATATTTCGCCGCCGCTTGTATCTTACCTGCTGGTGGTAAATCCTTAAACGCTATAGAAACTGACGGGGCTTTTATCTCCGCCATCTGAGCAGACTGCTGTTGTGCTTGTTGTGCCTGTTGCTCGAGTTGTGCCTGTTCGGCTTCTTCTTGTTTGGCGGTTTCCAACCCCGCCTTGACTGCTTCAGCAATCTTAGAACTGCTTTCTAGGTTGGAACTCTTCGTTAATTCCTCAATCAAGTATGGCAACGCTTCTCGTACGCCCTTAGCTACGCTTGGGTCTGCCTTAGCGACTTCAAAGAACCCTGTCATAAATGTGTTCAGACGCTTTAGGTCTTCCTCTTTAGCCATTTGACGTGTACTTTCGAAATCGACAGAGATGTTTACCTGCTGGACTTTACTGGTGTCTATAATCACGCTGTCGCCGTTTATAATCTGGGAAGGGTCTTCCTGCTCTATAAGGTTGATATATTCACTATCAAGTTTAATAACCAACTGAGATTGTTCATTCGCCTCAGCTATCTTCCTTATCTCAGAGATGTATATGTTAATCTGAGCCTCAAGAACTGCCTCAAAGAACTGCTCATAATTCTTTCGATAATAGTTATTCTCAATGTCTGCCTTACGGTCTTGGCTATTCACACCCGCTTGTGTCTTTGAATAAGTTGGGTCGCCGACCTCTGCGGAGATAGAACTGTCATTTGAGCTTGGCAATGACGATAGCAACACTGACTTCACCAGGCTGAACAAACTTGGGAAGTTCTGAATAACCGTTGTGTCAATTGGCAACAATTGCATTGAGCCGTCTTCGTCGTTGAGGAACATAGTATTCCCCTTCTCAAGTTCGAAATTGTCTTCGTCTAGCCCTATACCTTTCACGAACTTAGCAGGCTCCGTGTTGTAGTCCACCGTGTAAATGAAGTTGCGTAGTAGTGATGTCAAAGCTTGCTGTGCACCATAGCCCATTTCGACCAAAGAACGACCCATAATGTTTATGCCGTCAAAGTCTGAATACAATCCCAAAACACGCCTGTAACCGCTGGTGTTCTTGACTACGCGTAGAATAGTCGCCGATTGGTAATGGTAAGTGATAATCCAATCGTCATCTACATAAACAAACAACTCATACAATCCTTCTGGAATGTTGAGTAAAGATGCATAAGTATGATTTGTTTCCTCGCGTCCCAAAGACGCACCCTTGCCATACTCAAGAACTTTCTTCAGCCCCTCTATATTCCATTTGCCGTCTTCAGCGTCGCCCTTGTCCGTGCCGTTAATCAGCTTCTCGATAGAAGTCTTAGTTTTCATTGTGCGGAATTGAATATAATTAGCACTGTTAATGCTTGACGCGTAAGCTTCAGGGAACAAATCCCCCCAGAAGATAATCTCAAAACCAACAGTGAACTCGGTCTTATTCCTGGTGAATGGTAAATACACAGCACAAGCACCAAAAGCCATAGCGTTGCGTAATGCTATCCAGTGCTTTTGTAGCAACGAATACCCCTCAGGAGTATTGTTCCTTAGGATAATCTTGTTCGCAATGTATTCATATTTCAAGTCTTCCACTTTGCTTTGTGCGTGAGCGTCGACGGTGAATGTCGGTAGCCTTTGGATAACATTCTTCGGTGTTTTCTCTATGTAAGACGACAAGGTGTTATCGACTAACTCGGAATAGTCCATTTTGCTATCGACTTCCCCTGCTGGGGGTTTACGATAAAAGATTTGCTCATTCCTCTCAGCAAACCCTTTCGTCGCCTTTTGCATAAAGTCGTAGCTCTGTTCTAGTTTCTCAATTAAATCTTCAATTTTTATGTTCATTTTTTGTTCCTCTTAGTCTTTATTGTAACACAAGATTATATACTCCTGCCATCGTAATTCTGGGTTTTATTACGTTTAATTCTTCCGTTAACAGTGGTCTTGATTGATACTGGTGTATATTTGCCCATACCGACATTCTCCATCGAGCGACCCTTTACTGCACCCCATTGAAGACCTGCGTCGCCACGATTGCCAGTCTTGTCCGAAGCACCAAAGCCACTTCCTCGTCGACCGCCACCAAAGCCGAAGAAAACACGTCGTCCGTATGGCATAAAGTACCCCTTGCCGTTGATACCATTCTCATCCTTGTACTCAGCCGCTGGTGTGGTTCCTTTACTTCCCAGCATAGCGTTCAATGCATTCCACAGATAAGTCTGACCAGATTTGGTAGAGCCAAGCCCGCCTTCATCGAAGAACCCGCTGTTATTCAAGGTGTGCATAAAGTTGTTCAACTTCTGGTAGCTAGGGGACTGCAATAATATGTTGTTCTCTTCTGTCGTCAAGTTAGTCTTAGCTGTGTTGTATTCCTCGTAGCTAATCTGCTTAGACTTGAGCATACCATACAAGTTATTCTTTTGCGTAGAGATGTCATATAAAATCCCCCTCTGGTCAGCTGGTAAATCAGTCTGAGCAATAGCATTTCGGACTGATTGCATTGAGATAGGTAACTGTGTATTCTTACTTCCTGACTTATTCGGAATGGACGCGTCAGACCTTAATTCCTTACCATCTAGTTTCAGCAGTTCTGAGCCACTATCGCCGAAGAACCCGTCCTTAATTTGGCGAGATAAATCAGCCAGCTTACCATTCTTCTCAAGTTTCTTAGCGTTATCAGGCTTGCCGTTTTCTGCGTCCAAGAACGTAATGGCATTATGTACAGACCTGAAGTTATTATCCTTGCCTGTATTATGTGTACCAAACATTTCACGAACGTCTTTACCAAGACCGTTTTCCTTACCGTACTTAACTAAGTCGTCAATTCTCGAATTAAACTCGGCACTGGCGGGGTCATTTATCTGTTTATGGATAATTGCCCCTTGGTTATCCACTGTACGTACACGACCTGCGGCATCTCGGCTGTCTGGAAGTGTTTCTCGAAATGCTGGGTCATAAGCCGCACGAATGCTGTTCGTTACCCACTTACCAAAGTCTTTATCATAAGACGACTTGGCGTTCAAACTATCGCCCTTCTTCCCCGCAAGCCACGGCTGTATACCGTTGTTACTAAACGGAACGAGAGATTTTATGTTGTTGACGGCGTAATTCTTCGCTTGGTACATATTGTCGCCCTCTTCGCCTTCGCCATTTAACCATGACTTTCCTGCAGTTACGAGGTTGTCAGTGCTACTTACGTAAGGCAAGCTATCTGAAATAGCCGCCATAGCCTCTTTAGCTGTCATTTTGCCCTGAGCAATCTTTACCGCTGTATATGCACCTGCGATTTCTGGTTCAATATTAGTTGCACGAATTGGGACATATTCATCTTTGCCAACACGGATTAAGATACCGCGAGGTTGATTCGTCTTGTCGCCGTTGTTGTATATAATATTTCCTAAGCCAACCAATCCAGCAACCACACCCACAACCCCATAGTCGAATGCAATGTTTTTAATCAATGCGGCAAGGTTCTGAGGTCGCGTCCTGGCAACAGATAACACCTCATCAATAAGAGTTCTATTTGGAACCAACCTATATGCGGCGTTTATAGCAGTGTTAGTTGCCACTCGAGCGTACGGCAGAGCCGCCTCAGTCAAAGCTGCGGCAATACGTTGCTTAGGAGTACCGCCAGCCTCAAAGCCTTGAACCAACTTCTGAGCCAACGTTTGCTGACGCTCAGCCAGTGCGTGCAGCCTGTTACGTGCGGCGTCGCTACCTGTCGCCATCAATTCGTGCCATGCTCGGATAGCCTTGTCTGCTTGACGACGGTTAGTCATAGCGTTGTGGACACCGTTTAAGACGTTGACTAATGCCTCAGTGTCTGCGTCCATCATTCGAGAGAAGTTCACGATTTCTTGACGAGTAGGGTTTTTGCCTGCCATTTTCAGGGACGCTTCTGCCAACGCCTCACGTATTGGAGCCTTACCCAGATTAGAAGTACCAGTAACTGGCACCATAGCCGTTTCAAGCGTGTTGCCTACGAATCTTTTAGCACCGTCAGTTACAGACACAGGTCTGAAGTTTTTCCAGTTATCAACCGCTGAGTGCAATGCCGACCCATAGACATTACCACCATTCTTCAAAGCTCGAGCTGAACGAATAGGGTTCTTGGCGAATGTTTCTGCAGTACCCATAATGTCTTGGAGCAAGTTACGTTCTATACCTGGAGCACTTACAAGCTGGTTAGCGTTCTTCATACTAACTAAGTTCTCTGTAACATATGCGGCTTTATGACCAAGCGATTGACGACTGTCAGCCAAACGGTTCATTGCGTTTAACTCTGTAGCTATCGCCCCCTTCTGACGCTCAAGCGATGACCATTCCTTAGTTAGCCCTGACGCGTCTGCTAAATTGTCGTTCCTAACCAATTTTCGGTGTTCCTTTTGGATTTGGTTCTGACGGTCAATGATTTTCTCCATTTCAGCATACTTTTCCGAGTACCGCTCTTTCATCTTCTTGCTCAACTTAGCTTCTCCTAATATGTCCCCGATTGGCAACTCAGCGTCGCGTGATAAGCCTGACGCTTGAGCTAGTGCCTTCTTAAAGTCGGTTGGAGCCGCCGAACCAGTTACGGCACGTTTTGCAAGCTCTTTCATACCGATACCGCTACCGCTACTCTGCTCAGGAACCATTCCATCTGGAAGAGATTTCGTAGGGACTGCTTTTTCAGCCTGATTTAATTTAGCATTTATCAATGCTTCTTCGGCTTGAGTTGAGCCCGCTTTTGCCTCCCTAAGAGCACGCTTTTGAACAGATGTTAGAGGCTTAAGGTCTTTACCTAATATGTCCTTGACCACCTCTTTATTTTGTCCTGGAATCTGTAGTTTGATTGGACTTTCATTCTGCCCTGGGATTTGTAACTTAACAGGACTTTCATTCTGTCCTGGGATTTGTAGTGGCTTCTCTTCTTTCAAACTTGGAGTACCTTCCAAAAGTTTATCCAAGTCCTCTTTAGCTTTCACGGAACCGACCTGAGAATTGTCAGGCAAATTGACTCTCTCTGCAGAGGTTGGCTGTGGAAGGTCTTCTCGCAAGCCCTGGGGTGTATTAGAGCCTCGGTCCTGTACAGAAGGTATCTGTTGTGTCTGTGGCTCTGAAATACGCTCTGGAACACGCTCTGAGATACGTCCCTCAACGTCCACCTTACCTTCAACTGAGTTAGTTGGTAGCCCCTCTGTTTTTTCTTTCAAGATTTTATCAAACGAACTGACGTTAGGGTCGCTATCAACCCTTGTAGATATATCGTCCGCTTTTTTCGTAAGTGAACCAGGGAGTTCAGATTTCGCACCCGCTGATATATCATCCGCCAATTCTTTCGTGAACCCATTCCTGACACGAGATACACCCCGACCCACGAGGTTAGAACCGAGCCCCAAACCAAACTGAGATGTACCAGCTAATGTAGCGTCCCCTACGCCAGATTGAATAGCCGTTCCAAGGTCGCCAGTATTTCCGTAAGTACGACCAGTAGTAGCTACGCCAGTCAACACACCATTCATACCTGCTTCTTTCCCTGCCTGGATTAAGACAGGTCGAAGCTCTACAAACCTGCCAGCGTTTTTTACTACAGAAGCTCCTTTAGCTATATTCCCAGCTGGGTTAATAAACTGAGTAGCGTCCAAACCGACCTGCAAACCTTGACCACCAACTGTAGAGAAATCACGAGCCGTTCCTTGACCTGCGGCGATACGACCTGCCGCCTCGTCAGCACCTGAGACACCAACCAAATTATTACCAGCGATATCTTTGATGTCGTGGATTTTCTTTCGCATACTCTCACCACTCTGCCACAAGTTTTTAGCTGCCGTATTCTCGTCGACACCCATTGCACGGTCTCTCAAGTAATTAAGGACGTGTCCACCTTGAACCGCGGCGTCTGCCACACTACCAACACTTTGTTGGAAACCAGCCCCCAGCATTTTTATAAAGCCCAAAAGTCCTTCATCTTTCTGTGGGGCGGCGTACTTGCGTTGCTTCAATTGTGAAGCGGACGCTTGAGCTTGAGCTTGAGCCGCCGCCTGCATTTGAGCCTTGTCAAAGTCTGAAAGTTGCGGCTGTGATTGAGCCGCCTGAGCCTGAGCCGCCTGAGCCGCCGCGGCTGCTTGAGCCTGTGCCGCTGCCGCCGCTGCCGCTGCAGCCTGGGCTCGTGCCGCTGCTTCTGCCTCGTCTTGCCTACGCTTGTTCTCGTCCACCTGAGCCTTTTGGTCTGACATCAAGTAATTGCCATCTTGCCCTTGCTGTCCTGCGTCGCCAGCGAAAATGCCTAAACTGCGTCCTGTGTTAGCCGCGTCGTTCTGTGCAGGTTGCCAGCCCTTATTCGCCGAGTTCCAGCCGTCTTGAACAGAACGGATAGACGAATTAAGCTCGTCTTCCTTCTTTTTTCTTTCTTCGTCATCGTCGTACCAATTATATGTTGCCATTTTTATTTTTCCTTTTGTTTTAATTTATAACTCTATAATACCAAAAAACCCTGTATAAATACAGGGTCAATTGGAGTATGGATGGTACTAAGCTGTAACGATGATAGCGATACCCTTGTTTCGTGGAGTTGAAACCACACAAGTGTACATATACAAACCAAGCACCAAAGTACCAAAGGCTACAGAGCTTTCGCTGACCTTTGAGTCGTCCAAGAAACGTGGAGCGGATACGATATCTGGGTTGACAAGGATAAGTCCGACCTTAGTTGGCATCAAGTCAGCTGGGACTTCCTTAACCTTAGCACCATATAACATACCGATATCACCAGTTCGCATACTCTTCTCAAGACCGCCAGTAAATGGTGTCATGATATTAGCTGAGCGAATATTGTCTGCAGTTGTGTTGTTAACATACGCAATACAGTTGTCGCGGAAAAGACGAGCGTTAATCAAGTAGGCACGAGCCTTCAAGAAGTCTGCAACACCGTTCGCAGTAGCAGTAACCTTCTGAGTAGTCGTTGTAGCGACACCCGCCAAGACACCCAATCGGTAAGCGTCAATCATTGGAACAAGTTGTTCTGCTACGATAGCGTGCAAGATCTTACCGCCTTCAACAATAGAGTTGTTCGTTACGGCGACAGTCTTATCCAAGAACTTCTTGATATCTTTTTGCTGGTCAAGCGTATAAGTAGCGATAGTACTGTCTACGTTTGTGATACCAGCCATTTGCTGAGAAATAGTCTGAGTTGCATTGTGGTCTGTAACCGCACCAGCTGTGGTTACTGTACGAACCTTGACTACTTTTGAACCTTTTTTGAACTCGATTTCTTTGTTGTTTCCTTCAAGTTCTTTTGTGTAGCTCTCATCATCGAAAGGTTGGTCGATAAGATTGCTATAGATTTCTGTTGGTGTAATTGCCATTTTATCTTCTCCTTTTTGGATTGTGTTTTATTATTGTTTGTGTTTGATGAGACACCTTTTGCATCAAGTGCTTTTGCTTCATATTTTACAGGGGAGATGAATACCCAAATCATACTTTTGTGTAAAACACAAGCTTGTAGCTTACTTTCATTATATCATAAATACATATTTGTCAACAATGAAAAACCGCCTCATGGCTGGACGGTTTTTCGAAAAGATTGGAAGTTTTAGAAGTGAGTACACTTCCCTTTAATTATACTACAATTCTTCGTATTCGCGAGCAAGAAGGTCAGCTTTTTTCTCTTCCAGGCTCTTCATCTGGATTTCAGATAAAGTTCCTTCATCGTTATCTCGCAACATAACCTCGCCCGTTTCACTGTCTTTGACCAGAGAAAAACGAGATTTTACGTTCTCGTCAACAGCAATCTGGAAGTTTTTCGAGCCAGAGATAGCTTCACGTAAAACACTAGCTAATTCAGACGCTTCACTTGTTGCTGGTGCTGGTGCTGGCATTTCTTTTTCCTCTACCTCAGTTTCTACTTTTGGTGTTTCTTCTACTTTTGGCATTTCTTCTACTTTTGGCATTTCTTTTTCCTCTACCTTTTATATTTATTTTTTTATACCGTACATTTTATACAATTTATCAGCCGCTTGCTCTAACGGGTCAGACGATGGCGAATGATAATACGCGGCGTCCTCACTCTCCACTGTAGCGCCAAGAGCATTCAATGGGATATTTCTCTTTGTGTTCCTCAATGTTGACGCCGCCTGGAGTATCAACCTAGGGTCTAGCGAAAAACCTGTAATAACAGGATTGTTACCGTAAGGGTTACCTGGCTCTGTGCCTGGAGCATATTCCAGACTACCTTCGATAAGCGGCATAATAGTGTCAGAAAACTCCTTATCAAACTTATCACTTCGGACATCTAGCTCTGCGGTGTTTTCCAAAATATTATTCAGCAAGTCGTATGCTTCGACCGACTTTCTCATAATCTCCTCAGATTGCTGATATTCCCGGTAATCCTGGATTTGAGATTGGAGAGCTTGGTTTTCGCGTTCTGCTTGCCTTTCGTTGTACCCGTCCTTCCAACGACGATAAGCAAGTTCCTGCTGAATGTCGTCTAGCTCTAAGATATTGCCATTTTCATCTTGCACGTGGCGGAAGTCTTCTAGCGTATACTCAGGGTCTTCCAACTGAACGCGTTCCTGCTCCAGCTGTTGCTGTAGCTGTGCGTATTTGCGTTCAGCTTGTTCAGCACGTGCTACTGCTTCGTTTTTTTCCGAGTTGAGCTGGCGGATACGCCTTTCTGCCGCTGGGCTGGATTTGCCTGGTCTTTTGACTTCTTCTCCGCTTTCATTACCTTCATCATCTCGTTCGCTATCGCCCGAGCTTCCTCGTTCAGAACTTCCATCTTGTTCGGATTTGTCTTCGTCAGTTCCATCACCAGTTTTTTCTGCGTCCTTTGAAACCTTGCTATTATCCTTTGCGTCTTTCTTGACGACCTTTTGGCTCTCATTCCCTGAATCGTCATTATCGTCTGAAGAAGCTTCATCTTTCGGTTTACTTTGATTGGAACCATTTTTCCGCTTTTCGTTCGAAGTTCTTTTGTCGACTTCAGATTTTCCTTCATCTCCGCTATCAGATTTCTTAGGGCGACCACGGGTCTTAGGGACATCAGCTTTGACCCCAAACTCTTCGTAAAGCTGTTTAGCCTGCTTTTCAATAGAGTCTTGTTTTTCTGTGAAGCCTTGTTCTCCACCTTGAGTTTCTTTAACCTCTGTTTGTTCATTCATCTATCTCCCCCTGTTGAAGAATTGTGTTTTTATTATCTAAATTGTATCACACTATCGTCTGAAAAGTGAAAAGTCTTTTCTTTTTTTCTTTTTACCACCAAGCGAAAGTTCTGCCTCAAGGAACTTTTCGAGCTGTTCTTTCTTGCTCAACCCTTGGATTTTCCCTGTCGCAGAGTTCTTTATCGACACCCGAGAAAATCCTGTTTTACCAGTGATGTTATACTTCTGGATTGCTTGCCCCATATAACATAGGCTGTCCACGGTGTCGCTATACCCGCCCTTGTGGGTAGGCTTCGATGACCAAACGTGTTGCTTTTCGTTCCATTCGTATTCCATTTTCTCCAAGCACTCAATAACACGCGTCAGCCTCTCGTCTATCTGCAACCCGACAAACACCCTACGCAAGAAGTTCAATTTATCCTCAACTCGGTTTGGCTTGCTTAGCACCACCGTGTTAGTAACCCCCTCAATCTCTAACGCCCGTTTATAGCTCTCGTTTCTAGCACCTCGACGGTGGGCGGCGTCGTGAGGGAGGAAGTGTGTATGAACCTGCCAACCTCTTTCTTTAATCTCTCCGAGGTACCAAGTAACGTCCTCGTTGCGATTCTCGATATGGTCAAGGACAGTCGGGAAGCCTTTATCGTCAACCTGAAAAAGCACGATACTCGTATAGTCGGCAGAACCTAAGTCCCACGCGGTGTAGTACTGTCGTGAGCTATCGCCCTGCAAGACAGTTACACGCCCCTCGTCCTTCATAATCTTAGTCAACGCACCAAACACCGAACCAGAGTTAGGACTAACCCAACTCGTCATATACTCCTGCTGGTATAAGGCGTCATTACCGTACTTGCTGACAATCTTAAGACGCTCCTGTTCCAAAAAACCAGGTGCCATAAACTGAGCGACCTCTTCCATACCGCAGTGCATATTGTTCGCCAATGCAAACTCAGGGTGAGCCAAGGCAAACTGATACTCCTCGTAAAAATGGTTCTTGCCACGAGGTGTTGAAATCATCACACGCCAACCACCAGTTTCCGCGAGCATAGCTGTAACCAATTCGATTGAATTAGGATTAAGGACAGCATACTCGTCAAACACCACGCCCATAAGACCAGCACCCACCAACTTGTCGACGTTGTTGATACCGATAAGCTTAATAACGGAGCCATTCGTCAATTCAATCTCAAGCTTAGCCGAGTTCATACGCACAATCATATTCTTCGGTATCATATCAAGGAAGCGGATGCCTTTTGACGTCTGAGCAATCCAAATGTCGTTATACGCTGTCGAGTAGTTGTTAAAACAATACCAATATGTTCCTGGCTTAGTAGTCGCCTCACGGATAAGTAAGTTCCACGAAAACAGGGATTTACCCGCACGACGCGACCAACATAACACGATATAGCGGATACCGTTATCGAACGCCTTTAATATAGCCTTTTGATAGGCTCTTAAGACTATACCTCCGCCAATACGTATAAAATTATTGTTCATCAGCCTTCTTTTTCTCTTCTTCCAGCTCTCTCCAATGCTCATCATTGAGATGACGAGTCAAAGCCCCCTTGGAATAAAGCACCAGCCAGCAATACGGGCAAGGGTGTGCTATATGAGCATTCCCATTCACCTTCTTTTTCATCCCATAACCTCACTTTCTATATACCACACGCCGTCATCGCCCTGTATGGCTTCATATGGGGCTATCTCAGCGTAGTTTTCTAATAAAAGGGTATCTAACCCATCTAGCCTCACTACGTCGGCTACAGCACCGTCTAAATAGTTAAATAGCAGGTCTATAGCTCCAAGGTTGCCACCACGCATAGCCACGGCATAGACATTAGAGGCAAGAACTCGAGCCACGGTATGCTTATCGCGGGTATCGCCCACCTCATACGCATATGCCTGCCCGCTCTCACCCACCTCGTCTAGCTCTTTACGCAAGATATGTCCTGGTGAGTTAGTCTCCTCAATGATAACTGGCTCGTCGCCCTGCTTTACCGCCACAGTTTCGTCCTGTACTCGGGTTGGCTCCACGGGCTTGTCGAGTTTCTTTGTAGCGTCAGGAAATATCGTGCGAACGACGGTGCGTTTTATGACTAAAACCCGCTCAGGCTTACCAAGGATACGCTCAAACGCCATTTTCATCGCTTTCACGTCATTCTCCTCACAGCAAACACGTAAAAGTTCTGCCACCACAGCCTGATTCGCACTCATCTCGGGGACTGCTTGACGAAACTCCCGATAATTCATCGGGAGAAAGTCATTAAAAAAGTTCTGGAGCTTCTTCTTCTGCGCCATAACATTCTTTCCTCAACTGCTCCCCGTACTCGTCCCAGTCGACCCGCAAAAAGTCCTCACCGAATTGCCTCGACAACTCCCTAAAGCCCTCTTGCATTGCATCTACTGTTTCCCTCGTGAGCATATATCTGTTAGCCCCCTCATAAGCATATTTGTATTCTTGATAGGTCAACACGCGACCTTCCTCAATACACATTTTACCATAAGTGTTAGCCTCACGTAACCACAGTACCCAACCATACATCTGGTATTTGTCGATTGCTGGACGCTCCACCTCGCCCTTAGCTAGCTTAATGGCACAGCTGACCGCATAATTAAGCCACGCCTGCTTATCTGCCAAGATAAGCCGCTTCATATGACCACCGTCAGAGCGTGGGCTGATATACGTATACAGACAAAACCGCACACGGTCAACCAGAGACTGCTCAAAACTCATCGTAGATGGAGCGTTGGAAACCACCTCAATAAAACCATAATTAGTCGTCTGATACACCTCACCACCCTTAACCTCCACCTGGATAGGGTCGCCACTCGCCATCAAGTGAAGCGTACCGTAGTTGTCGTTATTCTGATTTTTCGCTCCCTTAGCGTCCGCGTCATACAGATAAGTCGTGTTGTCCATATGCTGAGTGTAAAACCGCCCCCAATTCCTACTCAGTGAAAACACGCCCGCCCCGTCGCCTAGCACCTCAGCCAGCCCCTCAGCCAGCGTACTTTTCCCTGTACGGGACTGACCAAACGTGAAAAGTAGCCCGTGCTCACCAATCAAAGCAGACCCCACCGACCAATCCCTGACCGCCTGTTGGTACTCGTCCATCGTCGCATACCATTTCTGCCAAGCTGACGTTGGGGTGTACTCTGGATTGTATGACAGTTGTGAAGACCGAGTAGTCGGATGTAGCAAAAAGCGGGTTTCCGACTTGTCTAACTCCCCCGTATACCCGTCAAGCACCGCATTCCTCATCTCAAAATACCGCCTGTTGTCAAACGTAATCTCTGGGGCATATACCATAAAGTAGTCCCAGAGGGCTTGTTGTCGCTTAGTCGACCAGTTGCTGTCCCTCAGTTGCTGACACTCCCGCATCGCATCCCGCCAAAACGCTACCTGCTCACCGCGACGGTATTGCCGCCACTGACCGCCCACTCGTATGGCAAGCCCGTGGTCTGACCGTCTGAGATATAGTGGTGCCTCGGAAAAATGCTCCACCACCCTCTTGTAAAACCATTGCAACACGTCCTGGTTGCGTGCCGTTTCGGCAAGTGTTGGGAACTCATCCGCTGTAGTCGCCTCGTCCATCACTCACTGCCTCGTCCATCACTCACTGCCTCGTCCATCACTCACTGCCTCCTCGTACCACCACTGAGCTGACCTGCCTCAGACTCACAGGCACCGTGTCCCCCAGCTTGTAATCCCGCAAACTGAACCACTCCTTATGGTCGTCAATCGCCCGCCTCAGCCTCTTAAACTCCTCTGTCGTCAAGTGATACACGTCCTTATTCCGCATCACCACAAGCACCCTACTCACTTTAATCCCCTCCTGATATTTGCTTAATTAACTCTAATAGGTAATCTGTCTTAGCCTCGGCTCGCCAACTCCTCACGCATCGCCGCCTGCTTCTCCCGATACTGCCGCTGGTACCGTCGCTGATAAGCCGTCGCCTTCTCCCGATGCGCCTCACGCCACACTCGCTGGTAATCTCTCGCCTGCTTCACTAGCTTGCTCCGCACCTCCTCAACGTCTGATTGCCCCTCTCTCAGTTGCACCACTCGTATCCGTCCGTGCAAATATAGCCTGACACTCACTCGCACCAACTGAATACTCGGTTCTGATTTCTTTCGGCTATATCTGAGGATATACTCCCCATTATCTATCACTGCCTTATCGATATTATGTTTGTCGGCAAATTCAATCAATGATTGGTGTTGCTCAACAAGATGTTTCGGTAAAAATTGTTCTTCCATATTTCAATAATAGCATAGTGAGGAGATGTAAGTCAATATATTGACAAAGTTTCAAATTATTTTCCTGGAGAGAGGAAAGGAATATATATATGCCTCCTCTCTCCTCCCTTTTTATGCATACCCCCCATATAGTTTATTATATGTCAAGTCTATTATATTCTATATGTATGCTATATTATACTATCTACTATACTTGACATCCTGTAAAGCCTGTAAAATCTATATATATTTTACTTATATATTTAATTTTTTTTTTCTTAAAAAAAACAAAGAAAAAAAAATAAAAAAATTAAAAAAAAAACTTCATCTGTAATTTCATAAAACAATACATAAAATAAAGTTACTCACCCTTGACATTTTACCCATTATATTATGTTTTATTTACAACACTCACTTATACACAAAAAATATACAAAAAAATCAAAAAAAGTTTACAAAAGTATTGCAATTGTGTACACATTTTGCTATAATAAAGACAGTTAGGAAGGAAACAGCACAACATCAATCAAGGTGCGATAGTCAACACTTAACGAATAACTATCAAAAATAAGTCAATTAAAGAGGTAGAGCGATGACTATACAGGAATTTCAAGCAATCAAAAAACATCTTAATGAATGGTACTCAGACGATGAACTACGCGAGATGCTGGACGATACGACGGGCAGAGAATTAGTAAAGGGCGGCTGTTTTGCTTGTACTTATAGCGACGCGTGGGACGCGATGGCGGAATGGCACGGCGACAAGTTTGACGCTAGCCGCTACATATCGCCGCGAGCAACTGGGGCGTATTGGGATAACATCGACGATAAAGATTATTATCTGAAAATGCGGGGCAACGTGCCTTATCTGTGGACGGTCTACGTCGATAAGGTGGCAGTAGCACTAGAGAAAATTAGGGGCTAGAGATGAGTAAATGGCAGAAGCTGGGGCTAGTGGTGGCAGTAGTGCTACTAGTAGCCGGGCTAGTGATTGACAATAATTTAACAAAAGAATGTGTGGCGCGCGGCAATAACTACAAGGCGCGTGCTGGGATTGAATAAGAAGAAGGGACAATAGAATTATGAGTAAAATGCCATCAGTAAGCGAGCTTATACGACGATTTGAGGCTAAACACGGATATGAGCCAACCGCTGAGGAATTGACAGACGCGTGGTTCAGTGGTGAGCTAGATACGCCATCTGGGAAGGGTGAGGGGCGTTTAAGCAACACAAGCTATTTCTATCTCAATAAGGTGAAAAAAAGGCTATTCAGCGGGTTAGGGTTCTATCCTGGCGACCGTAAAATAGTAGAGCTATACCTAGCGGGCTATTTAACGCTATCAGATGAGGAGGAGGACGCTATTATTGAGCTAGCAGAACTAGAGGGCATGAGATAATTTATAAGCATAAAGAAAATTGAGGAGTAAATAGATGAATATTAAAGAGATTGCCAAAGAGATGGCGCGGGATGGCTACAATCCAAAAGATGACGGGGCGAATAATAGAGCATTAAAAGAATACCTACAGACGCAAGCAGGGCTGGAGAACTACAAAGAGTGGATAACGTCTATGCTTGCGGGGCAGTATTGTAGCGAGGACGTGGAGGAAGCCTTAAAAAATTGTACGGTAGCGGATTGGCTGGACGACATACTAAACACACCAGGCGAGCCTATGGCTAAAGATATTCTAGACGGCTGGCGCGATAAAGAGATTGCGGCGTGGACACGGATACTAGATGTGCTAGAGGGTACGCACGATAAGGTCAAAGAAGCAGCAAAAGACCCAGACGGCAAGTATTACCTGGAGCTATCGAAAAACCTGGGGACACTGTATGTGATGAGCAACGATGATTATAGCGTGGTTGAGGCGTATGACCTCTGGGCAATCCAGGACGAGTTAGAAAAATACGACAACTACTGGGCAGAGGCAGACTATTGGGAAATTGAAAACGCAGTAAGGTAAGGAGCGCATATCATGAATGACAAGCAATTAGACCAAGAAGTAATGTTGGAAAACATCATTGCGTGTGTAACGTGTATGGACAGATATAAGGATTATGAGGCGGCAGTTGACGACGATGGAGTTATATTTTTTCACGACATCAACAACGATAAGCCTGTGATACGCTTTAACGCTAGAGAAGTCTTAAAAGCTGTTGTAGACTATATTCAAGCAACTGGCAGCGACGAGGTAGAGGTTCGTCAAGACGGAATAACGCTATTTGCTGTTAAAGCCATTTATTAAATAAAATTGCCCCGCCCGAGGCATAAATCGGGCAGAAGGAGAACTATATGCAAAAAACTAAAAAGCCGATGAAGTTTATACGGATTGAAGAAGAACTTCTGAACCAGATTAAAGAGGTTGCGGAAAAGATGCACGCGTCTACAACGTGGACGGCAGGCTACCTATTAAGGCAACAGCTTAAGGCGATTGAGCAGGAGAAAACTGATGAGTAATAGGATGAGGGTAGTGAAGGCTAGTGATGAGCGTTTAGAGTTTGACAATGGTTTAGTTCTTGAGAGTTATCACAACCAAAGATGTTGCGAAATTAACTATCTTGATTTCGAGGAAGGTTTACCTGTTGGCACAGAATTACCTGCTATGAACGCTATAGAGTTTTATAAGGCTATTAAAATTAAGAAGGACGGGTTCAGCATTAAAGATATACACGGCATACCGAAATGGGTGCAAGCACGTAGCGAGCAGAACGGCTATTATTCATCTGATGTAGACCTAATCATCAGAGATAAGAATTGTGAGATAATACCGAAAGACCCTAAGTCTGGTGAATTTGCGGAGTTGTTCGAGGGAGAATGTTGATGAGTAAAACTATAATAATCCACGATGACCGAATTGACATATTGAAAGACGGTTATAACATCATTGAACGTACAGTTTATCTGAACGGACAAGATTTGCTGAGATTGTTAGGCGAGATAGAAGAAACGGAGGAAAAATAAAGCAAAAAAGTGTTGACAAATTAGAACGAGCTTGATACAATAAGAACATAGCAAAAGCAAAGGCTATAAAGGACATTTCAGCGATTAGACGGCAAAAGCAGCGGAGCGGCAACCACTAATAAAATAACCGCCGAGAGCCTACCCTAATCGCGACCTCACACAACCTAAACTGGAGCTATCAATCCCACATAACAACAACGTCAAGCAATAGCGAGACAGGTTACCGAATGGAAAACCTAGCGACTTGTGCGACAAGGGACGGTTGATGAACTTTAACAACTAGGATAATCAGAGCAAAACGACGCGGTTTTATTCTCAACCGCATAACTGGACTAACAATCAGGTCTCGTTTCATCTATGGATTGTTAGTCTAACTGGCGACATCAACCTTAAAGTAATTAACTCACTTAATGATATACACTCTGGTGTCGCCTTGCCCCAGTTATGCGGTTGACTTCAATCGTCTTGAATATCGTTTTGCCTTGATTGCTGAGTGCGATGTTTTTTGCCCACCCGTGCATCGTGCTTGGCAATCAGGGTGTTGTAGGCGACTGCGAGCGTCTACAACCTCTGGGATATATTCCACCATAGCTCAATAGGTAGAGCACTTCGCTGTTAACGAAGGGGTTTGTTGGTTCGAGCCCAACTGGTGGAGCCATATAATATTAAATAAGCATATCTAAGCAAAGGAGGTATGTATGAGTGTAACTTTACGAGAAGTGCTGGAGTTTAGCGGCTATAAGCCACTAGAGAACCAACAGGACGCGACTTGGTTACTGTCAAGACGCAACGAGTTCGCAGAGTTGCTAGAGGGGGCTGAGAGCTTGCTAGAAGACTTAGCCGAGCAACAAATAGAAGATGAAAACGACTTAAGAGCCGAGCTGGCGGAAGAATACGCCGAGCGGTCAAGACTAGAGGAGTATTGAGAATGGTAGATTATAGTAAAGAGTTTACATTATCAACTGCACCACAACGGTCGGCTGAGTGGTACAAAGAGCGTGCGGGCAAGCCGTCCGCAAGTATGCTTGCCGAGTTATTCGAAACTAAGCGAGATGGCACACCTACTGCTAAGGCTAAGGAATACTTAAAGAAACTAGCGTTTGAGCGACGTTTTGGCGTTACTTATAATAGTTTTCAGACCAAAGCTATGGCAGACGGCGTGTATTTTGAAGATTTTGCTAAGCTGGTGTATCAGAAAGACACTGGCAATAAATTGTCTGAGGCATTTTCTTACATATCAGATTGGTTCGTCGCAACAGCAGACGCAAATGTAGTCGAGGCAAAGACCTCAAAGAAAGGGCTACTTGAATGCAAGGTGGTTGGTGATAATACCTTTATGGATATTATGGAGAATGGAATACCTCACAAGCACGAACTGCAAGTTCAGGGTCAAATGATGGCTTCTGGAGTTGATTGGGTAGATTACATAGTGGTCAACCTTAAAACTCAGCATTACATCATCATACGTATCGAGCGGAATGACGAGCTCATCAAGCAGATTTACGAGCGATTGCACGAGCCACTAGATTTGCCAGAGTTGTCCGACTTAGGAGTGAAGAGTTTTGACCCAGAATTGCTCACACAATATATGAATAATAACCAAGGTATCGCTGAAAATGAAGAAGTAGTGATACCAGATGATATAGGATTTTAGAAGATATGAAAATTGACGTAACACACATCTCGTCAGTTTACCCTCTCGGGACGACTGACGGGACGACATACACAATTGTTCCGAGGAGATGAAGATGAAGAACACCTTAACCAAAATCTGGTGGAGTTTTCTTGTGTTTTTGCTTATCGTAACAATCAGAGGCTTTTTCATTAGCGTTGGGCATACTAATTATCCCGTGGAAGAAAAGCTATCTGAGAAAGACCTCTTCTTAATGGCAACGAAAGATTGCTATAAACAATCGGCGTCCACTTTAGGTCTTGAAGAGAATAACCCGATTGTTGTTGAGTATTGCGGTTGCTATGGTAATACGATGGGACAAAAATATAATGGTATGACCAAGCGAGAGCTTGTGTCGCACACGCAAGAGTTTGTAAAAATTGGAGAGCAATGCGCCGCTGACGTAAGCTCAAGGTATCAACAATATCAATAAAGAAAGGATTATGTTATGGCACAATTAACATTTGTACTTGGACGAAGTGGAACAGGTAAAAGTTCATCTCTAAGACATCTTAAAAAGGCGGACGGAGTTGGCTACATCACCGCAACTGGTAAACCACTGCCGTTCAAAAACGATATCCCACAATTTCACGCTAAGAATTATGGTGAATTGGCGGCAGTCATCAAAAAAAGCACCAACCCTATTATAGTAATCGATGACTTCAACTACTTTATGAGTTTTGAAGAGTTTTCGAAAGCTAATATTAAGGGATACGACAAGTTCACCGAGATGGCAGTCAACGTGGTCAATATCATTGAGTTGATTACGAAGAAAGACACAGACCAGCGATTTTACATCCTGGCTCACAGCGAGCAAAACGACGAGGGCTTACTGAAGTTGAAAACAACTGGTAAAATGGTAAGTGATAAGTTCGTTCCTGAAGGATTGACAAATCAGGTAATCGAAACAGCAGTTATCGACGGTGAGTTCGTCTTTAAGGTGAGGACTGATGGTACAGGTATTAAAACACCACTAGGAATGTTTGAAGCCGACACCATCCCGAATGACCTTAAAGAATTGGACAAGGCAATAGTAAACTTTTATAAATAAAGGAGGACAATATGTCAGAAGAAGAAAAGTTGCAGAAAGAGTTATTAAAAGAATTAGAGAATAACGACGTCAAGGTCGCAGAAAAAGAAGCGAAGAAGATGAAGGAAAACATCCTGAATGGGGATAATGGTAATTGGCTCGGACTTGGTGTTCACGAAGTTTCAGTAGATAAGGTCAAATTGTTCCGTGCAAATACAGGCACACTAGGTATGGAGTTTACTGTCAGCAATGCTGATGGTAAAGCCACAGTCCCTATGTGGTTAAGTGAGAAGTCTTTGCCTCTTGTAATTGAGCGATGTAGCCGTTTGATGGTTCTTAACGCTCCAGAAGAGAAGAAAAACGATACTCGCACTTTTATGAGCAATATCCTCAGTGCTAAAGAGCTGTTCGACACAATAGTCAAGACATTGACTCATTGTAAGAAGGTCAACAAAGAGTTCAAGTGCTGGCTGGTAGCAAAAGAAAGCGAAACTCAGACTTATACTAATGACAAAGGCGAGGAAAAACCACAAATTGACCGTTATTTGTTAAGTTACCAGCCTAAAGAAAAAGCTAAGACTGCCGTTGAAAAGATGATTGACGACAGCGAAGATGTAGACCTCTCGGAAGTTCCATTCTTAGATTAAATGTAAGCGTATAGCCCGCATCACGGGCAACTTGGGATAATCTATTCGTTCTTTTAGACCTTTGCACCCAGGTTGCCTATTATGCGGGCTATATAGGAATAATATGTTAGAGCGGTATTTTAAGAGAAAAGAGCAAGAGCGTTTCAAAAAACGCGGTTGGATAATAATCCAATTAGTAGCGGGTTCAGGAGTACCTAGTGGTTTCCCAGACACGCTATTTTTAGCACCAAACGGTTATCATTGTTTCGTCGAATGGAAGAAGTCAGAAGACGCAAAGAAGCAACCACTTCAACCATATTGGAACGCTAAATTAAATGGTATGAAGCACGATACTTTTTTCGCCGAGCCAGAAAACATTCAAGAAATATTAAGTGAAATATTAAAGAAAGGAAGCTTATGAGTTTTTCGCTATACCCATCTCAGGAAGACTACCTCAAGAGGTTAGGAAATAAGCCATACATATTTGCTGGGGTCGGCTCTGGTAAAACTCTTATGGCACTGTTCAGAGCATATCGTACAGGTTCACGCAAAGTCTTAGTTATTTGTCCAGCATCTGTCCGCGATACCAAAGTTTGGGAACTCGACCTTGAGAAATCAGAGTTAGAGTTCGATGATTTCCAGGTCAAGGGTTACAGTTTCTTACAGAAGTTCAAAGACGTCGACTTCTCAAAGTACAAAGATTACTATGTTATCATCGATGAGGCTCACAAGATAAAGAATAGCCAAAGTAAGCAAGGTCTGGGAGCATTTTACTTGTGCAGATTGACCGAGCGAGGCTATTCACTTCTAAGCGGTACGCCGATGAGTAAATGGGCAGACGCCGTAAATTACGCTAAGATTACAGGATTAGTCAAAAATAAGACAGAGTTTTATAATCGATACGTCATCGAAACCCGAGTTAAGGGTTATCCAGAAATCGTTGATTATGTACATAAGGAGGAGCTGGTAAAATGGTGGAATAGTATTGCATTAAGAGGTCGCTCAGAAGAGTTCGTGGAGCTACCAGAGAAGCAAGTCATTCGCGTCGATATACCAATCAAGCGAAAAGAATATGTCAGTATGCTAAAGACATATATGACAGAAGATGGAGAAGTACTCGACAGCCCTTCGAAATTGACTTGGGCATTACGTCAATTTGCTGAGGTGGCACCTGAAAAGATAAATTGGACAGTTGAGAAGATTGAAGGATTAGACAACTGTTTGGTATTCGTCAACACCGTGAATGCGATTGAGAAGTTGAGCGAGGCATTAAAGAAGAAAGGTATTAAGCACGGTGTTTGGTACGGAGCTAAGAAAGACAAGTTTACAGACCAAAACGTGATGATTGTGCAATACCAATCTGGCGGAACTGGCTTAAACTTGCAGAAGTTCAATACCACTATCTTCTTAAGCCCTTGCTACAGTTTTATTGACTACTCACAAGCAGAAGGTAGGACATACAGGAACGGTCAGTCGAAACGATGTGTGTTTTATCAACTGAAGTCGCAACATACAATTGACGCGGCAATCTATAAAGCATTGAATGCGAAAAAAGACTTCGATAATAACTTAACTAATTTGGACGACAAGACTATAATAGAATTATTAAATGGCAACGCCTAGGAGGGAAGTGAATGTAAATGTGTATTTTAATTTGGATAATAATTGTAATATGCTTGCTAGGTTTCGTAGCAATATCAGAACACGAAATAGCCAAGCAAGATGAAGAATGGATGAAGGAGGAGAAGAAATGGAAAAAGAAGTAAAGCCTTACTACGAGGACGACTATCAGTCATTAGATGAGGTCGACACGGTAGACTTGCTGGAGATGAAGGAGGGTGCATTAAACGACCTGAACGAGAGCGAACGCACAATCCATCGAATTAACCAGATATTAGCTAGTCGTGCAATTTATGCCACGCAACTAGAATTATTCTAAAGAAAATAATTACCAGAAAGGGAACAATTTATGTTTACAAATACTTCTAAAAAATCTGACAAACGTAAGACTTTAGAAAACGAAGCACTTGAGATTATCGAAAAACTCGCAAAAGAATTACTAGAGGCATTAGATGCAGAACCTAAGTTGCGTCAACACGCTGACGAGCTGTCGTCAACAATAATTGAAAATTATGATGAAAACTCCGACCTTGCAAAGAATATAAAATTCGCTGTACGAGTTTTGATGGTAGTTGATGTTATCAATAGTGTAGGAACTAAGTTTGAGGACACATCCGACGTGAAGACTGCACTTGTTATGACTGCCGAGACTGTGTTTGGATTGTCGAGATTGGAAGCTGTCGCACTTGCGGACGGCATCGGCGAAATCGTTTTTAAGTCATACCAAGGACTTCCTCAAGACGGCAAGAAAAATGGAGCCGTCGACAAAACTCTATATATGTTAGCTGCGTGTTTTGACACTTTAGAAAAACATCCAAAAGAGGACTAAAAAATACTGCAAAACTGCCGTCTTGCAAACGGTCGCACCTTTCTTTTATTAAATTAAAATTGGAGATATATAGTAATCATGGCAAACTTCTCTGGGCTAAACACCCTACTAGATGAGATTGACAAAACAGTCTCAGACAAAATTGACGATAAAATATCAAGCGAAATACCCGAGCTGAAAAAACTTGTAAAAGACGCTGAGAAATCTATCAAAGAAAATATACCAGTCAAAATTGAGTATGATGGCAAGATTCACGAGGTTAAAGGCTTACGCCACAAGTCTCTGGATAACCTGATTGTTATGGCTTCGCAGAAAATCCCTGTAATGTTAGTCGGAATGGCAGGAACTGGAAAGACGCACGCTGCCTCTCAGGTCGCTGAGGCGTTGGGATTGAACCACTACACAATGTCGGTAGGTGCTCAAACCTCAAAATCAGACATAATTGGCTACATGCACGCTTCGGGAGGCTACGTGCCGACACTCTTCCGAAAAGCGTATGAGGAGGGCGGAGTATTCTTGATGGACGAAATCGACGCTGGCAATGCTAACGTTCTTATTCAGGTGAACGCGGCACTGTCTAACGGGTTCTGTGCCTTTCCAGACAAAATGGTGGAACGACACAAGGACTTTGTCTTTATCGCTTCCGCTAACACGTTCGGAAACGGTGCTAATCGTATGTACGTCGGTCGTAACCAACTTGACGCTGCCACGCTTGACCGCTTCGCTGTCTTGGTCTGGGATGTTGATGAGAAGCTGGAAGATAAAATGGCAGAGTCATACGGCAAGACTGGCAAGAAATGGCTCAAGGTCGTGCGAGAACTGAGAAAAACTATCGAGGAAGACGGTATCCGAGCTTTGGTAACGCCACGAGCTACTATAAAAGGCTGTTCTTTATTGAATGCTGGGCTTGATTTTGACACTGTCTTAAATGCTGTGATTGTAGAAAACTTACCAAATGATAAGAAGTCGCGTTTTCGAGATATAGCTAAGGAGAAATGGGACGGAAAATCAAAGAAAGAAAAAAAACGTGGACTAGTCTTCGACAAAAGCAGTTTTGAAATGTTTTAGTAGGTGTTTATGGAATTGATAGACTATAATACATTGAAAGACATCGAGCGGGGGGACGGCTACATCTTCGGAAAGTTCTGCGATGAGACTACTAAGACAAAACTGGGATACCTTGAGAATAAAGAGCTTTGCGGGAAGTTCGAGGGTGTCGACATATTCTTAAACGCTTTGACAGATACTAGCTTGAAGATTGGGAAGTATGGAAACAGTTCTCAAGAGAAGGGTAAAAACGACTTCCACTTCTTCGAAACTTATGATGAGGCGATAGACACTTTCAAGAATAATCCGTCTAAGGTTGCAAACTTCATCGAGAAAGACGACAAGATTTTGGGCGGTGATGGTGCTGGTATGAGTATAGAGTATGACGTTACAGGCGACTTCATCGACATGGGCAGATACGTCGAGGGGATACCTGAGACTTTCGGGAGCATGACCAACGGAAATCCACGTTCTAAGCGAGTAAACATTCTAATACCAGCTATGGTAAGCTGTGATGTCGACCACGAACTAATAAATAAACGGTCTGAGCGAGTAAAACGGCTGGTAGATTGGCTGGAAACTAACCAGGTTCGATGTGCGGTTACTGTTATGTACACAAACGACAACGCACATTGCGAGATAGTCGTCAAGAAGTTTGATGAGGTCTTTAATATAAACGATATAGCAATCGCTACGCACTCTGATTTTTTCAGACGCTGTCAATTCAAATTTCGAGAGAACTCGCCTACGCTTGAACCCCTTGGATATGGAAACTCCAGGCAATTCTGGAACAATACCGAGCTGGAGGATATAGTCAAGCGGGAGTACAGCAACGAGTTTAACGTCGTGATTGGCAGTAAATTGTTACGAGAAGACCAAATAGAAAAAAATATGGACGAACTCGAGGAAGTCCTCAAAAAAATAATATTCGAAGACCAAAACAAGGAGAACTTCATAGGTTGTATGTTGGGGAGCAAATAATGAAAAGGAATATTAAAGGACGTAATTACAAAATACCGACGTACAAAACCTACAGCAAAAAAAGAAACTCGCACTACGCAATTTATCCGTAAACAGTTGATAAACAGCAATGGAGCAATATGCTCGCTCTGCAACAAGCCGATTGAAACAATGAAGGATTGCACGATTGACCATATCATACCAGTCAGCAAGGGAGGCTTGACGACAATTGAGAACTGTCAGTTAGCACATAAAAATTGTAACCAGCGTAAAGGTAATAAGGAGGAGATATATGTATCCAGCATGCCCAACTTGCGGAAAGCCAACTAAGACGATAGATAGTGAATATTGTCAAGGCACATATTGTGATGGCGTGCCAAGAGGGTATCCGTCGAGAAAGAAGCCACATACCAAGAAAAAGCTCACACGGGCAATGATTAAAGCGCGCCGAAAAAAAGGGCGCAGAAAGGGACATCAATTATGAGTGATATTAAGTACAGGGTTTGGAACAGCTTATTAAAGAATTATCTTCCAGGTGATTCAGTGTGTATCTTGCCAAACGGAGATATTGTACTTTACAATCTTGCAGCCATGATTGCTGCGTATAAACGCCCTTCCGATATGCTGGAAGGTGAGAATATCGTAGAACGATTTACAGGCTTGAAAGATAAGAACGGTGTAAATATTTATGAGGGCGATATCGTAAAATATGACGATAATGTAAGTGAAGTCTTTTATGATAGCGAGCAGGCTTGTTTTAATGTATCAGGCTTTTATGATGGATTGCAGGACTATCCGACAATGGCGTTCAGTGAATGTGCCAATGCTGGTATGGAGGTCATAGGGAATATTCACGAATCGAATAAGGAGGAAGAATGAAGGAAAACACTGAAAGAGTAATAGACAGTCTTCTTGACGATTATCTGGAGGAGTTCAGAGCAGAACATCCAATCGACGATTCATTTCTAACGATTTATAAAGACTATAAGGCTGTTTTTGTAAAAGAGGCTGCCGAGTCCGCCGATGAGAATATAAAGGATTTTCTGCAGTATATATACGAGAACCAGGACGGAATATTAGAGTATAGAGAGCATATGAAAAAGATTACACACAAAGTAAGAATAAATGAAGGATTTAATAAATGAAAGGTTCAATAAATCGGATAACTAAATGGTGGAATAACATAGATGAAGCAGATGTTTTTTCGTACTTCGTAACGTTGTTGCTTATAGTAGTTATCATACTTCTCATACTTCTCGTCTTAAATGCGATAAACGCTGAAAAGTTACCGTCTCGAGATGAAATTTGCCAAAAGCACTTTGGTAAAGATTATGTCTGGCAAAACGGGTATAGAAGTGCAGACTTTTGTGTGGGCGATTCAGGAATACCAAAATATCCTAAATCATGGTGATAGAGAAGAAGGAGTGAATATAATGGATAAACACGAGAAACGACTATATCTTGCGATAAAAGAAGTTATACAAGATTCTAAGTACAAAAGTCCGCTGCAGATAGACGGACAAGTACTCTTAATTTTAGATATGGTTCAAGAACTAGTTTTATTGAGAAAAAATGATGCACTATTAGAGGCGGCAAAAATTATTAAATCAGAGTATGAAAACCCAAGAGAGCTTCCATACACTCATATGGTTAATCAGATAAAAGACAAAGTGGAAGATAATGCGGCTAAGATTACTAAGCTTATTAAAAAGCAACTTGATAATCTTTCTCGGAAGGTAGAGGGGCTTGAAGATGAAGATTGACATTAGGTAAGCATTATTATGGACGAGCTACAGGATTTACTGTCATTCGCTTGGCAAGGGACAAAGAAAAACCGATACACGCTAGATAAGTGGTCAGACGACAAAAACTGTCGTCCATTAAAGTCTAGCAGTGCTACGGCAAACGCTCTGCTCACTGGCTATCGACAGCTCGACAAGACAGGTCGTTGGAAGCTTATAGCAGTCGACCTAGACCACAAAGACAACTGGGACGAGGTTGTGTCTACCTTTAAGGCTTTGGAGCTACCACAGACTCTTACAGTGGCAACCCCGAGTGGTGGCTATCATTTGTTTTATTGGGTATTGAAGGATGTCCCTGTCCAAAATATCAACGACGACAGACATTGCAAGAACTTTGAATTGAAGGGCGATAATAGCAACATAACAGCCCCAGGGAGCGTCTTTAAGTGTGGTGCTAGCTACAAAATAGTGAGAGATGTACCTATAGCCAGATTGCTTCCTGGAGAGGCTTACAGGCTCTGTAAATACAAAAAGGAGTGGCGCCCTCCTGTATATGCAGACAAAGCTATAGATAGTAACGACGTAGAAGCGGTCGCTAGGTCTTACGACCCACGAGCAAGGCATAATCCACGAGGCTGGAGTATTCGATGTCCGTTTCACGAAGACAACCGAGCAAGTGCTATAATATTCAATAGCGGTTGGCTATATTGTAGCGGCTGTGGAAAGAATGAAAAAATAGTGAAGTAGCGTGCTTGCGGCAATAATTGTGTAAGACAGGACAAATTGAGGGGGAACAAATATGACGCGAACCCCTACTATATGGAAATTAGTCTATAAAGGAGGGTATATATGCGAATACAGATAGACTTAATACCGACATATAAGAAACAAGTTCCAGTGGAAGTCATTCCGCCAGAGTGGAAACAATTTATCGACTATGACAACCGATGAGATTGACCAAATAACTTCGGAAGAAAGAGCGTCTTTAATAGGGTATTGTCATAAATGCGGCGAGTGGGTAAAGTTCAATGCTAAGATAGAACGTGCCGAGTGTCGCAATTGCAAAAGACCGTTGGATACCAGGACAATCCAAACACAGCGGACATTCAATCCGACAAGAAAAGTCCCTAAGAGTGCAAGAAAATAGTGTATAATAATATTGTGTGAGGTTGAGTTCGATGACGAGGTGTCAGAAAACTCAAAAAAAAGAGGCAAGATATATCGTCTTTGCCTCTTTTTTCTTATGTCGTACAATGTTATTTTCAGTTGTTCGGGATTTCCGAATTACTCAACAGCTTCTTTCATCTGACGTACTAAGTCTAGAATAATAGTCTTAGCCGCAGATAATCCAGCCGCGATTGCAGATAATGCGGTAGCCATCGTTAAAGCGTATAATTCGTGCCAACTCGCCGCGAATAGCAAATTTACTAAGTTTACACCAGCTAATAAGAACGTCGCGATAAACGTTTGTAAAAATGTCCATCCAGCACGGATAGCTACGTCTTTATAGTTGATATTCTTTAATGCTTCTAGTGTTTTCATATTTCCTCCTTCTATTTTTCCTCAGTACCGTACACGCCGCGAGATTCACGCTCAACCTTACGATTAGCCAGCCACATAATAGCTTCCTCAATTTTCGTAAGAGCTAAACTGTTTTCACGACAAGGCAATCCTCGGTTGTAGTCTGCTAGTTTTGAGTAAGCTACAATAAGCAAGTCCTCAATAAATACACCGTTGCGCTCTGTGGTAGCTGTGCCGCCAGTTTGAAACTTGACTCTCAGTACCTCTTTGCCACCGATATTAAGAGAAACTTCATCGCCTGGTGTGCCGCGATTCAGTTCATTGTGCAATTCTTCTAGTGCATTATATTTGGTAGTTTTCATATTTCCTCCTTATTTATTGAACTTAAAAATGCTCATCAAAAAATCGATAATCTTCTCTAATAGACTTTTATTCTTAGCGATGTCTTGACTCAATTTTCCGATAGACCTCATAACGTCTTCGTTGGTTGGTTGTGGTGCTAGCGGCTGCTCCTGCGGCTTTTCTTTAGGCTGAGGTACCTGCTGTATTTCTGGTGTCTTTGGGGCTGGTTGTGGCTGAGGACGTGGTTGCGGTCGTGGTGTACCTGCGTCTCCATTCGCTAATTCGCGCACTCGTTCTGCTAATACCCAAATTCCATCATCTGCCATTTTCAGCTGTAGATAGCGTTTGTTGTTTTCGGTAGTTTCGTCTAATATCTCCGTTGAGCCGACAATTCGGAAGTAATCCCCTGTGTTAATCTCGCCAGACAATAAATAGCCATCTTTATCTGTCCTTACTGCCACAGAAACGGGTACGCCGTTATCCTCCCAGTCAAACTCATCAATCAATCGGTTACATCTAATTTGTCGTAAGTCAAATACAGTTGCTACTTCATCTGCGTAATACACTTCAGGCAGTGCTACACGCTTTGCTTCTTTTGGTTTACCTACATATCGATAAAATGCATACGGTGGACATCCAGACGCACTCCAGAGCCAGTCGTGGTTGTCTATTACAATACCTGCCTGATAGCGACAGTTAATTACGTTATCTGTATCCGTAAACATTCCTGTGTGTCCTAATGCACCTCCAGAATTTCCTCGAATACCCCAGATGAAGATATCTCCGCGTTGTGTGTCTGCTTCGCCGTTTGCGTCCTCAGACAGTCGCACCCAGCCGTTCTTTTCTAAGGCGTCAAATAAGGTGTCTGTATTGCCAATCCAATAACTAGACGGTAAAAGACCTGCTTCTTTTAATGCGTGATATACAGAGCTTGAGCAGTCATACGAGTTGGAACCATTACGGTTCTCCATTGAATAACTGACTCGACCTTTACGTGCGTAAAACCAAGCTAGGGCTTTTTCTATCATATTATTTCCTCCTTACTGTTTGTTGAACTTCTTCTTGTAATTCCGTAACGGCTTTATTTTGCTGAATTAAATTATTGGTTGCGTAAATAGCCAATCCTACAAGTGCGATTGCAAATAATTTCGCTAAATTGCTTGTTACAAGGCTCCAGAAGTTCATCACGCCTTCAATTTCAGTACGTTTTACGTATTTTTCTTCTGATTCTTTTTCATGCTCCGCGATGTACGCTTTGAGCTGAGCTTGAGTAACATTAGCACGAGCGATATTTTCAATTCGCTCTAGCGTAACAGTGTGCCTGTCGACACTCTCTTTAATATGTATAACGTCCGCGCCCAACGCTCCAAACTCTTTTGCTGATACTTCTTTGTCTGTGTTGTCCATACACCCTCTTTTTTATTTTATATCTCTTTTTCTTATTCTAGCATAATACAGTATATATGGTCTACTGGTTCGCACAAGATAGACTTTACGACAATGCCGCTTGCAGAAAAAGTAAAAGTAAAGCGCAATGACACGACTACCGATAAACCTGTAAATATACAGTGCGGTACTGCCAGAATATTAGTAACTGCTCGCGCCTTTGAAGCTACCACCGATATATATTTTACAAATCAGTTTAAGAAGGATACATTCCCTGTAGTGATTTGTACATTTGCTGGATATACCCCCAACTCGGGCGACGCTTGGACAGACACTCCGCTCGATACGTGGGGTGGTGCGTCAATGAGTGCATTAAAGATTACTAACTCATCATTTAAGGCAACTATCCGTCGTTTTGACGGAGCGTGGCTGGAGGGTGCTTACTATTTTAACTGGATAGCGATTGGACAATAGACTAAATTATCCCTACTAATCGCATACTGAATTCGCTGATTGTACTATCGCCACCATAATTACGTTGGTCGCTACAGAATGCTCGTATATTGATTTCATCATTCTTTTTTAAGAGCAAGTCGACAGACAAACTTGGTCGTGGCAAATGTCGGTCGTTATCTGTACCTCGAGAGCGATTAGATTCTTTAATCGTTGTGCCGTTCTTAAATATGCTTATATACGCAGTATATTGAGAGAAGAAGCCAGTTTGTGCTATACCTGTTCTTGCGTCGATATGGTAAACACCGTCTTTAGGTACTTTAGCTGTAAATGTTTTCGTATCGTACATTTTTGCAGTGTCATAGGCGACATTATCGTATTTTACGATAGCAAACTGATTTTGTGGCAGAACTTCCCACTTAGATGAAGTAGCTGAAAACATTGGTATTGTCGTAAAGTCTATCTTGTCAGCCGTGATAGACTTTTCTTTGATTGCTGCTGTAACGTTTGGCACAGCCTCTGGTTTTATCTTACCATTGTTGTCCAAGGAGTTATTTAGACCGTCGATAAGACTGTTTGCCCAAAACGTAGTTGGAATACACTCGACACAATCGCCAACTTCATTCCCAATATCTGTATACCCTGGTGCCAAAGTCAGGTTCGTCAAGGTGTTATTGTCTGGATTAACCTTGGCTTCCCAACTTGTTTCATTGATGATTTTTACTTCTTTTGCATTGTCAGGGTCTGGTATTTTTTTGTAGGTTACAAAGAACACTGGGTGAGTTGTCGAGAAGCTACTCAAGTCAAAACAGGAGAGGACTGACTCGCCAGGTTGGCGAGCAGTCTTCACTGTAGTTGCTTCAGACTTTTTGTTATTAGCACTAGCTTTTCCGAACTTTTCTAACGTTTCTGACATAATTAAACTCCGTAAACAGGGTCTTCGCCTTCAATTCGCTTCTTGACACCTAAGTCTTTATCACTCATCGCAACGGCTTTGATAGCTAGGTTTCCTGGAGTTGTCGTTCCGTCTGGGTTAATCAACTCCGTACCGTCGTTGCCGATAGCTGACGTGTCGTATTTAGCGATGTCTTGTGAGTAGCTCGACAACTCTGGAGCCGCCATAACGTTCAATTTACCTGTGTATTGTGGATTCACAAAGCGAGCGTTTGAGATGTAGCCATTCAAGCCGTTACCCTCATTCATCAAGCGGGTTCGTTCACCGTGGTTGTCTGCGGCGTTGTAAACGTCTGCCATCTTGTACAAAGTGTTTTGGCGGTTCTGTCCCCACTCTTTGTCTGCTTCTGCAAGGTCATACTTGTATTGGTCTTCAATCTTCGCCAAGTCGTTCCTGTTTGCGGCGTCGAACTCGTTCCAAGCTGTGTCTAGAGCTTGTGAGTTCTTAGCGTATGTTGCGTTCGCCTGTCGGTTCGAGCGGTTAGCAGAGCTTAGAATACGACGAGCCAATGCACGTGAGCCGCCAACACCCATTGTTGAGAGAGAGCTGATAAGACCCTCTAGCGTGTTTCGAGTGTTGATATCGGTGTCATTCTTTGCCATACCGAAGTCTTGCATTGTCGACAGTTTCTTGCCGTCATACTTTTTCTTCTCTTTGGTACGCTCTTCTTGCTTTTCATTGACGTGTGCGTCGTGTGTCAATCGAGCTTTTTCTCGCTGAGTGTTTCGTTTCGCGTCGTATACGCCGAGTAAGCCGTTCAAGCTGTTTATCTGGTCTTGGTCAAGCTTCTTCGCAGGTGCTGAATAACCGCCACCGCCACCGAAACCGCCTCTGAAGCCACCGCCACCACTGACGTAACCGCCGCCGCCTCGTCGGCTAGGGTTTGGATTTGGGATAAATGAAAATCCTCGTGATTGCCAATAATTAGTTGTGTTGCCGTCCCAGCGACCTGCTGAGTGTGTGCCGCCTGCACCCTTCACCCAAACGTTTCCGTCTTCGCCGAGCCAGAACACACCGCCGCTGGATTGAGGTGCGTCATCTCCCCAGCCGCCGCCTCCGCCGCCGCCTCCTGGCTTGTAAATCTCACGTGATTTTGCCTGTATAAATGGCATAGGTAACATTTTTTCTCTCCTTTATTTGTTTTTTATCGTTTTACACACTAATTTTATCATATTATTAGATTTTTATCACCCCCTTCTGGCTTAAGAACTCAATTCCCGTACCGATGTACGTGAACAGCAAGCTGAGGTGCGATAATTCATAATATGTATTAGCGGAGTTTGACCTCACGGAGAAACTTATGTAAGCCGCATTCTTCCGTATCTTCTGGTCTATCTTCTTGTCTTTTGGCGAGAAGATGTCTGATGAATTGACAATAGGCTCGTCCCATCTGCGCCT